CATTTCCGTAGTATCCGAAGTGATAGCAGAGGCCTGTGAGATCGCCGTAAATCCTCTTAAGTGCGAGGTCGGTCAGCTGTCTCTTCAACTCCGCATTCTCCTTCCGGAGCTGTTTGATGGTGTTGGTGGTTGCCATGGTTGATGAATCATGATACTATTTCATTGCGTGTAATGAAAAAATCCGTTTTACAACTCGTTATATTATTGATTTTCAGATACAACGCAATACATAAATAAATGCCTCGCGAGACTCTTCCTAAAGTAGACGAGAATGGTCCTATTGATTACCTAGAGGAGGACCCTGAGATTCCGACGCAGCGTTATACAATTATTTCGTTTCTGTCTCCTGAGAAGATCATCAAGCAGAAGTCTGAGTTTTTCAACGAGAAGTTCGTTGAGTGGTTGGAGTATGATTGGAAGGTGAAGGGTATGGAGCATTTTGTTGCATTCCTGTCTAAGAAGTACAACCTGAAGGTTGATGATCTGTTTAAGGATCTTCAGGAGTTCACGAAGGTCCATAATCAGGAGATTAAGAAGACGGATATTCACGAGCAGTATCAGGTTTTCCTGCTGAAGAATGAGAAGGATCTGGAGACGCAGTTCACGGAGAAGGTGGATTTCCATACCAATGTCCGTGGCGTAAAGGTTCGTCGTGTGTTCTCCGAGCTTGGTGAGTGCCAGCAGTATGCGAAGGTTCTGCAGCGTCGTTACCCGAACGATAATCTGTATATCGGAAAGGTCGGTGCATGGCTTCCTTGGGACCCGTCGGAGCACCGTATGCCTGAGGTGGAGTATGCAGAAAAGGAGCTGAACGAGCTGATGCGCAAGTACAAGGAGAATGAGGTGAATCGTGAAATCTTCTTTGAGGAGGAGAAGCAGGAGAAGATTCGTGCTCAGAAGGAGGAGAATGAGCGTCGCCGTAAGCAGGCTCTGGAGGATGATAAGAAGGATTCCGGACTTGCAGATACCTCAGATCTTGCGCAGGCTCTGGATGTTGCCGTTCATCCTACGGAGGGCGCGATTCGGGAGTGATTTAAATATATATTCATCCATTTGACTTCTTTACATTAACCCACGGACCAGAATTCTTCTTTCGCATCGCTTCTGGAGTAAAGTCATCTTGAGCAAGCATAGAGCTTGTGAATGGTTTGTTATCTACCCAAAGTGAGTCGTCGCAGAGTTTAAATTGAGGATGTTCGGATGCCTTGTACCAGAACACTTGATCTTCTAATTTATTGGATTGAACACCGTTACAGATGACTAAGCACTCATAGTTTTCTGTACACTGGTCCATAAACTGACAAAACATTTCAAAGGTAGGAAACATACCTGCGAAGTTCTCATAAATACGACGACGATTTCCAATACCTGTTTCACGCAGAATAAATACAAAGTCAATATTAGTTCGGAGATTGGGAGTAATACCAAGAGGATACTGCATCGTAATAAGAGTCACCATATCAATGTGACGACCATTCATGAAAATATAACGAGTAGACTCTTCACGAATCCATGACGCATCATACAGACAGTCATCCAAAATCAAAAATGCACGAGGATCAATGTTAGAATTTCCACCTCTGCTTCTCTTCTCATGTTCTCTTGTCTGCTTCACAGATAATTGACGCTTTATAGCATTCATTACAATATCGGGTTTGTACTTGTCGTGAATCAGTTTCGCAGGAACGATATCCTGAAAAAAGGGGTTCGCGACCTCTGTACCAGAAATTACAGTTCCAATTGGAAAACACGCCTGTGTGTGATGAAGAATATCCTTTACTAAGAAAGACTTCCCCGTATCTTTCTTTCCAATCAGTACAATCATTGGGGATTTGTGAGAATCAATTGCACAACGATCCACAATCATGTTCATATTGAACTTCTTGATTTGGAAGTTCATTCTTGAATTTACTGCGTGAAGATTTTGATTACTCCTTTGACACGAAGTTATAATATGGGAAAGAAGCCGACTTCCGAACTACGAACGACTTCACTTTCTCTGAATGTTCATAAGTATACCCTTTCTGAATTACAAAAGGAAGCAGAAAAGGATTGGAATATTCAGAGAATACAACCCTTCTTTCCTCCTATAGAAAAACTCTTTAAAACAGACCATCTTGAGTTTCCACTCATCTATGGTATAAAGTTCTCTGATGAAATTCAGAGCATTCTATCAAAAGACACTATTCGCACAACATCGGGAATAAAAGGAGTTCATAAGAAGATTAGTGTAATCTTAAGTCCTTTCAAATTGATTCAGGAAGAATATGGTAAGATTGGATTACCTGGAACACAAGAACAAGGAGAGCGAATCTATCAGAAACTTCAGAATCCAAACAATGCAGTCTATGTTGGGGCTCTTTTTTCTGCTTTACTGAGTGAATCTAACTGCCAAAACTTTCCAAAGGTATATGGAGTGTTTACTGGAACTGCCGCGACACACACAATTGATATTTCAGATGACTATGAAGAATTAAGTGAACGCCCTTGGTTTTCGCAGAATATCGGAAAAACGTTCCAATTACGTTTATCAGAAAATGTACGAAATTCACCTGAGTTCAAGCACACGCGAAATGCAAAGCTTGAACTTGAACTAGGAGAGACTATTACACTAGATGGAATTCAGGAATTACAAACTGAACACGTTCAGGCATCTCCTGGTGAACTTCAGAATATGTTTCAAGAATCTCAGACAGATGATGATGAGTCAGATAGTTCTTCGGTATCAACATCGTATATTTTTGATACCCATTCTTGCGATTGTGAAGACGAAGAAGAGTCTATGATACTTGACGACGAAGATGCAGAACCGTTTGCATGGGCTACATTTTCTAACGTTCCTGTTCAAATTACATTAATGGAACAATGTGAAGGAACATTTTACACACTTTGTATGGAAAATCCAGATCCGGTAAAGCAGCTTGCGTGGATGTCTCAAATTGTATTTGCATTAACATTTGCTCAGCGTAATTTTGGATTTGTACACAATGATCTCCACGCAAATAATGTGATGTATGTGAAGACACAAACAGAGTTTCTATATTACAACGTAGGTGGACAGTTTTATAAAGTTCCAACGTATGGCTATATTATTAAACTAATTGATTTTGAAAGAGGAACTGGATCTGTAAAGCTACAGGGAATGAAGGACCCGAAGATTTTTATGAGTGATCATTTTATGCCATCTGAAGAAGCAGGCGGTCAGTATAATACGGAACCATATTACATAAACAAATTTCCAGTTATAAAACCGAATCCTTCATTTGACTTAGCGCGTCTTGCTACGTCACTTTTCTGGGATCTATTTCCGGAAGGTCCTGAGCATGCAGACTACCACAATGCTCCTCTATTTCAACTTCTTACAAAGTGGATGATGACAGAAGATGGTAAGTCAGTGTTATTCCGAGATGATAACTCGCGTCATGATAGATACCACGCATTTCATCTCTATAAGGCGATTACGAGATACTGTAAAAACGCAGTTCCTAAGAAGGAGCTTGTGTTTTTCAAGGATTATCTTGTGAAATCTGTTCCGATAGGAGAATCCGTGTGCTTTATTGAAGCCTAAAAACTAGGAGTGCCTACAAACATCTCCTGAACCGCCTGCGTAATTGGTGCAGCTGTATCTTTTACTGTTTCCACAACAACCTCAGCTGTCGTTCCAAACACGACACCTGCTGTAATTAATCCCCCGACGATTGAAATCTTTGAAGCATCCTCCCAGTTAATGGGCTCATTTTTAGACCTACGTTCAAGAGCATAAATAATGAATGCCACAATAGCAACTGCGACTGAGGCAACAATTAGCATATACATTTATTCGCTCATACAGTGAATTTCTATAAGTTTAGAACGAGCGTTTCTTCACCAGCCTTTTCATTCAAATCAACCACCTCTTCTGCTTTATCCTGCACATCAAGGTTCTGAATATCCAATTCTGCAGTTTCATCGCTCATTTGAAGCTTTGGGGCATCCTCTTCGTCGTCATCTTCATCTGAGTCATCGTCCTCCTCTTCATCAAACGATACAGCCTTCTTCTCTTCATTCACTTCGGGCGGCTGCGAAACAGTCTCAGGAACCGTAGTCTCGTGAATTGGCTCTTCTACCTGATCGGCCATGAAATACTGCTTGGCAATCGCTTCCCATGGTAAGAATCCCCGAATCACTTGCTCCATACATTCCGAAATAAGCTTCTCAATGTCCTGACGATTGCGAGCCTGCTGTTCCGATGTTACATTCACAGTCTTGAACAAATATGCTACCTGCCAAATCTTTCTAGCAGAATGTTTGTAGAGTTCGTGTACAAACTTAGCCAAACTGGGACGCTCAAAATCAATCTTAATTTCCTTAGAAGAACCGCGATAATGTAAAGATGCAAACGACTTCATATATGCTAGAAATACACCCATCAGAAGATCATCCATGTACGAACACTTCGTGACCTTTACAATACGCTCTACTTCGGTAGAAAGAGTCGTATCAGACCACTCAGGAATACGCGCTAACATATTCTGAAACGTACGTAGAATCTGATCAAGCTGCCCATTTCGCTCACATAGCTCCTTTGACGATTCGTAGATACTCCAGAATCCCTGGGAAACGGGGGGGATTAAAAGACCAGACAGATGCTCGCGCAGATGGGTCTTGGCGAATTCAGAATCTCCCATTTGTTAGTGCGACATCTATTTAATATTCGTAACCAAAACGAACTCCAAAAACGGATTCTTTTTTCATAATGTACCAAATCTTAACATTCAAACACCATGGATTCCAAGCAGATTATTACCATTCTCGCTGAGAAGTATGGCTTCAACGCCGATGAGGCGTTCGCCTATTACGAGTCCAAGGTAGATGCAAAGAGCACTGACTCTAAGCCAAAGACTCGCCGCACTTCAGAGCAGAAGCTTCACGAAGACATCGCAGAGCTGAAGGCTAAGATGGTCGGCAAGAAGGAGGGCAAGATTCTTGATCGCATGCGTGAGAAGCTTGCTGACCTTGAGGCAAAGCTTCCGGCTCCGGCTCCGGCTCCAGCTCCAGCTCCAGCTCCAGCTCCTGCTCCAGCTCCGGCTCCGGCTCCAGCTCCGGCTCCGGCTCCAGCTCCGGCTCCAGCTCCAGCTCCCGCTCCCGCAAAGGAGAAGCGCATTGCTCGGATGGTTCCGACTCTTGCAAATCAGCTCAAGACTGCCCTCTCCAATGTCGGTGTTGAGATGACAGACAAGATTAAGAAGGAGTTCGTGACCTTCGTTGAGAATCTGGACGACGAGACGTGGCGTGCAGCCGGTCTCACGGACCACATGCGCCACTTCGCAGAGACAAAGGCCCCTGCTTCCGCTACTGCTTCCGCTCCGGCTCCGGTTGTAGTGGAGACCGCAGATCCTGTCAAGGTTACACTTGAGGAGCTGCGCCAAATCAAGGCAATCGCTCAGCTTGAGACTCCTGGAGTCTTCTGGGATGGCGACAATGGGCGGATGGTAGTTGGTCCAGCAGAGGAGGATGAGGATATGACCGAGGTGACGTTTGACAAGCGTCAGTACGTGGTCGGAGATAAGACAGGTCGTGTCTATGAAGCACGCGATGATAAGGATGTCTTCGTGGGCTTCAAGGGAATCGGTCTGTTCAAGGATCTTAAGGTTTAATCCCAAAAGATCAACTTACAATTTGGAAAACAATACTCCATAAAAGACCAAATACCGTTACAAATAAACAAATCAGAAGGAACATACAGCTCCTTTAGCTCCGGAACTTTTTGCACGTCGCCAACATTGGAGTACTCTTTCCAGACGCTTTCAAAAGAAATATCTTTGTCGTTTCGTAGCTTAGTAGACTTATACAGAATGGCATCCGAATCCTTTTTCGGTAGTACAATCAATTTTTCGCAAACACCCTTGCGATGATACGCCATATCACAGAGTTGACGCCAAAACGACTTCCATTTAAAAATCGTTTCAGAATCAATATTATGCCCGAAATAGGTCAAATTAGTACGAAGTTCAATCTCCATTACCTATAATAGGTCAGCAACATCTAAATCGGGTCATTAGATGATATTATCACTGCGGAATAATCGTATCCAGAATACAATTTGAGGAAGAAGCCAGAACGAAAAGAATGGAATAAAGAATGCTAATCCTCCAAATAACATTGGCGAAATAAAGTGATTTCCAAATTCCATCGCAGCAAATACAGAGAGTGCATGCAAATAAATTCCAAAAAAGTATGCTAGATTTTTAGTCAGAATGCCAAAGAACGATATCGCGTGTTGTGATGGCGTTTTGTTATCTACTGCGCTTGCAGCCGGTGCGGATACTTTAAATTTCTTACCATCTACAACACTCTCGGATGAAGATGCTCCATTAATTGTGTATTGAACTTGTAGTGTCTTCTGTTTTGATGGATTCGGGTCAGGAATTCCAACCGCCTTGGGGCTTACTGTAATATTAATAGTTCCGTTTGAAATTTGTGATTGGAGCGCATCCGTCACGTCTGTAAAATTACCAGTATATCCATACTCTGCTTTTACAATCTTAAGACCATCTGCTTCACGAACTGGTGGAGCATTAATATTGATAGAACTTCCATCCTTTTCTGCAATCGTATTTGCAGAGCCACCATTGATGGTGTATGTAACTGTAAGAGTCTTCACTTGTCCGGGAGCCGGATCGGATACATTCAATGCATCGGGGCTTACAACAAGGTTTAACTTTCCGTCTGAAATATGAGATGTTACCGTGCGCGAAACGTCCACGGTTTGAGACCCGACTCCATACGCCGCTTTTGTAATTATAAGTCCGGTGCTCATCCTTATTATGATGAAAACACGACATTTGCGATGCCTCCCAGAACTCGGAGA